AGAAGTCGTGAGCCGGCCGGCGATCCTGAGTTTCATAGTGCCCCCCTACGAGTCCATGACCATGCAGTCCACTGCTGGTGCCCCGCTTGCCGCCGCCGTCAGTAACGGCGCAATGTTCCCGATTGAGATCACCATCCGCCGAGTCCCGAAAAAGAGAAAAGCCAAATGCAAGTGATGACAGATATCGAGTGCCTGGGTACGGGCACCAACGGACGGATCATTCAGCTCAGTGCGGTAGGCTTCGACTTCAACGAAGGGACCCTCGAAGCGCACGAGCTGCTGCAGATGGAGGACCGTTGCTTCAATGTCCGCATCGCGGCATACCCTGGGGCCTCCGAGGACCTGGGCGCGCAGGCGTTCTGGGCTGATCCGAAGCAGGCTCCGGCGCTGACCGAGATCCAGCGGATGGACGAGGTCCCCCTGGCCACCGCCCTGGGGAAGTTCTCCAAGTTCGTCCGGGCCTGGCTCGGCACACGCGGGAAGATGTGGGCGAAGCCGCCGCAGTTCGACCTGCGCATCCTGCGGGAAGCCTATGAATCTGCTGGCATCGAGGCCCCCTGGAAGTACCAGCACGAACACGATCTGCGGACCCTGCTGTACATCGCCAAGCAGGTACCCCTGTCCGGGTTCAAGGCGCCGGACAACGCCGGGGCCAAGCTGGTTCCCCACTACGCCCTCCACGACGCCGTGGAGCAGGCGATCATCTGCCAGGCTGCCTACCAGTCCCTGTCTCATTTCGCCGGTATGCGTCACCTCAAGGCCCGTGATAGGCTTTCCATGCACGTACCGGGAGACCCAGATGCCAAGCCGAGCCAATGACGACGGGAAAGACACAGCGATCAAGGTGAAGTCCTACGGGGACACGCCTGGCTACCAGGCACCCATCAACACCAACCGCCCGAGCGCCGCCCCTGCGAAGCCTGCGGCGGTCAAGGCCGCCATGGCTGCAGACACCGGCGCCACGCGCCCCATGCCGGCCGCCAAGGCGCCCGTCCCCAGGTACGTGGAGGACATGCCCCTGGCTGACGCCCAGAACAAGCCGGCCGGGATCGGCGGCGCAGCGCGCGGCAGGAATCGGATGAGCATCGTCGACAAGATGGTCAACGGTAAGTAACCCACACACACGTCCCCCCTATAGGGTTGGGTTGTGTGTGTGCCAACATTCACTCCACCAGGAGGCGGTATGCCACTCGTCAAGTCAGGAAGCAAAGCGGCCATCGGGAAGAACATCGCCACGGAAACGGCGGCGGGCAAACCCAGGAAGCAGGCCATTGCTATCGCCCTGAACACGGCCCGGAAGGCTGGCGCGAAGATACCCAAGCGGTAACGTGCTCCCAACCATCGGGCCCACTGGATACAGGTACTCGCCTACCCTGATCCAGGCTGAAACATGCCGGCGTTCTCTCGGGGCGTTCGTCCGAGCCGGCTGGAAATACGTGGACCCCGCACCCCTGGTGTGGTCATGGCACCACGACGCCTTGTGCGAACACCTCACCTACGTGCACACCGGGGACATCCGCTTCCTCCTGGTGAACATGCCGCCCCGTACCTCGAAGTCGCTCATCACCTCGGTGTTCTTCCCAGCCTGGGAGTGGGTCGATGATCCGACGGTGCAGTACCTGACGGCCTCCTACTCCCTGCAGTTGAGCACCCGTGATACAGTCCGCAGCCGCCGGCTGATCGAGAGCCCGTGGTACCAGGAGCGGTGGGGCCACAAGTACCAGTTCGCCTTCGATGAAAAGACGAAGCGCCTGTACTCCAACGACAAGAACGGGCGGCGTATCGCGCTCGCGACCGAGTCGGCAACGACCGGCGAAGGCGGCGACCGGATCGTGGTGGACGACCCGCACAACGCATCGGACGTTGAGAGCGAGCCGATCCGCCTGGGCACCCTGGACTGGTGGGACAACGCGGTGAGCAGCCGTCTCAACAACCCGGACACGGGCGCCTGGGTCATCAACGGCCAGCGCACCCACGCCGAGGACCTGTTCGGCCACATCGAGAAGACGCACGACATGAAGGAAGTCGTGAAGCTGATGCTGCCGAACGAGTACGAGCCCGCGCGGAGGTCGGTAACCATCCTCCCGCGCAACCGCAAGGTCGTGTTCAAGGATCCGCGCAAGAAGCCGGGTGAGCTGCTGTGCCCCGCGCGTATCAGCGCCACGGCCACGCAGCGCCTGAAGAAGGTGATGGTCGCGTCCTACGGGCTGCAGTACCAGCAGGACCCCAGGTCGGGCGCCGGCGCCATCCTGCCCAGGGCAAAGTGGCAGAAGTGGGAAGGCGAGCTGCCGGAGGTGAGCTACATCTTCACCGTCTGGGACACCGCCTTCGGCGAGAAGCAGCAGAACGACTACAGCGCGCGCACCGACTGGGGCGTGTTCAAGCATCGCAAGGTGACAGAGACGGAGGACGGCCGCCGGATCCTGGCGCCCGAGCGTACCTGCCTGATCCTGCTCGGCGCCTGGCGCGGCCAGGTCGCGTACACCGAGCTCAAGTCCAGGGTGATCCGCCACTACCGCAAGCTGAAACCGAACTGGACGCTGATAGAGAACAAGGCCAGCGGCATCAGCCTGTGCCAGGAGCTGTCGCGCTCCGGCGTCACGGGCCTGCGCAAGGTGAACTACAACCACGGCGGTCGCGTGAAGATGGACAAGATCGAGCGCGCGCACATAGCCTCGGTAGTTCTGAACGACGACCTGGTGTACTATGTTGAGCGTAAGTGGGCGGAGGTCGTGATCGATGAGTGCTCCGCGTTCCCGAAGGGGGCGAAGGACGATTATGTCGATACGTGCTTGAATGCGTGGCAGTGGGTGCGTAGACTAGGTGAGGTGGAACTGTGGGAGGACGAAGACGTCGCCGACAGCTCGGTCAACCTCTACAAAAGGAAGAAGGCATACTATGGTTAAGCTACTGAAATTGCTGATAGTTGGTCCTTTCGTGGTGGCCGCCCTGGCTACCATTGTCGCCGCCACTGCCGTCGCCATGATCGCCGCCCTGCCAGTCTGGCTCTTGGAGCGAACAGGCAGAGGGTGGCATGATGGACTCGCCTAGACGCCGGATGCACAGCATTCGACTCAGTGATGGGTCTTTGGTGGACGTCGGAGACAAGACGGCCTGGGGGGTTCAACAGTTGCTGCAAGCAATTGACCGCCTGGCCACGTCCGACACACAAACCTTCGTGCTTGTAGAAGTACGACAAGGTGCAAAGCCTCTAAAGCTGGTGTTCACCAACGATGGGGAGCGGTTAGCTGAACTCGGTGACGCGCTCTCTGACCTGAGCGGCCGGATTCACAGGCTTGGCGCCGTTTGGGAGGGCAATGCACCTCAACCCAACCGGAGTGGATCGAGACATTAAAACCGAGGGCGACCATGCCCAGACAGAAGATCGACCCGGAAGAGGCCGCGCTCAAGGCGCGTGGCTTCTATGACAGTTCCGTTGCGGAGATGCCCGACAGCGCAGACGACGAGGACGCCAACGTCCAGTTCGCCGACGACGGCACGCGCGTCGAATTCAACGAGGGCGGGATCACCGTAGAGCTGGAAGGCTCCGAGGCCACCGCTGCCGAGGCGGGCGAGCGCAAGGAAGACGGGTTCGACGACAACCTCTGCGACAAACTGACCGAGCCCGAACGGGTCGGACTCGGTCACCAGCTCCGCGAGTACGTGGAGATCGATCTCGAAGCGCGCGCCCAGTGGGAGCAGCGCATGGTCGAGGGCCTGCAGATCATCGGCCTTGAGGACATCCCGGAAGATGCGGTCGCCTTCGAGGGCGCCGCCCGTGTCACGCACCCAGGCATCGCCGAGGCCATGGTGCAATTCAACGCCCGCGCAATGGAAGAGCTGATGCCCCCCGAGGGGCCGGTCAAGTGCGGTGTCATCGGCGAATCGAACGAAGACCTCGAAGCACGAGCCGAGCGCGTCGAAGACTACATGAACTATCAGCTCGTCGAAGAGGACGATGAATACTACACCGAAACCGACGACATGCTCTTCGCTCTGCCCTACGCCGGCAGCGCCTTCAAGAAAGTGGCCATTGATCCAGTTACTGGCCGCACTCGCAGCCGCTATGTGCCTGCGGCTGATTTCATCGTCCCCTACTTCGCGAAAAGCCTGAAGACCGCGCCGCGCTACACGCATCGGTACACGATGCCGCTGAACATCTTCAAGCGGTCCGTGGCCAGCGGCTACTTCATGGACGCGGACTTCCCCACGGGACACAACACCAACATGGGCAGCCAGGCCGGCAAGCGCCTGGAAGACAAGTCCGATGATCGGACGGAAGCCACCCACCAGGACGACCAGGTCCTGACGTTCTGCGAGATGCACACCGAGTGGGAGTTCAAGTGGGAAGACAAAGGCAGCAAGGACTTCAAGCTGCCGTATGCCATCACCTTCGAGTGGGAGACTGGCAAGGTCGTGCGCATCGTCCGGGTGTGGGCCGAGGAAGACGAGAAGTGCCAGAAGGATGTCTGGTTCACACACTACAAGTTCCTGCCCGGCTTTGGGTTCTACGGCCTGGGCTACCTGCACCTGATCGGCAGCCTCGGGCGCGCGGCCAGCGGCGCACTGCGTCTGCTGCTCGACGGCGCGGCCACCTCCAGCTTGCAGGGCGGCTTCAAGTCGAAAGAGGCCCGCATGGCTGGCCAGGTTACGTTCTCGCCGGCGGAGTGGAAAGACGTCGACATGACGGCCGAGGAACTGGCCAAGAGTTTCTACACCCCGCCGTTCAAGGAACCGAGTCCTGCGCTCTTCAAAACGCTGGAAATCCTTATCAACGGCATGCAGCGGTTCGCCTCGACGACCGAGTCGATGGTGGGCGATGCCTCCAACACGGGCCCGGTGGGCACGACCGTCGCCCTGATCGAGCAGGGCTCGAAGATCTTCTCCGGTATCCACAAGCGCATCCACGCCGCAGCCCGGCGCGAATTCAAGATGATCGCGTACTCGAACTACCGGTACATGGATGTCGAGCAGTATCCGTTCCAGGTGCGTGGCAATGAGCGCAACGTGTTCCGCGCGGACTTCGGTCCGGCGATTGACATCGTGCCGGTCAGCGACCCGAACATCTTCTCCAGCGTGCAGCGCATCGCGCTCGCCCAGGCTGTGAAGCAGATGGTGGACACGGACCAGAAGGGCGTGTTCTCGATGAAGGACGCCCGCCGCGCGAACAAGCAGATGCTGCGCGCTCTGCGGGTCCCGGATTGGGATGACTACATGAAGGGCGGGGACGCAATCAGCCTCGACCCGGTGAGCGAGAACGAGGCGATCCTCCACGGGATGCCGGTCCAGGTCTGCCGTCCGCAGGACGACGACTCGCATCTGCAGCTCCACAATCAGTTCAAGGACGAGCTGATGAACATGGACCCGATGATCCAGCAGCAGGCGATGCCGGCTCTTATGGCGCATATCGCTGCCCACCTGGGCCAGGCGTACCGCAAGCGCATGGACCTGCAGCTCCAGCAGTCGACCGGGATACCGCTGCCGCCGTTCGATCCGAACAA